TTGATGGTCAGTCCGGTGCCGATATTCCCAGCATCGTAGATGCCGGGCTGGCCGTTGGTCACGGCAAACGACAAGCCCGTCACCTCCTGCCATGTCGTCCCGTCATCAAAGTTCAGCTTGTACTGGACACGAGCGCCGACCGTCGTAGCCGTCACCCACTTGCGGCCAGCAGTCCCGGCAGCAGGCAACGTCCCGGACTGGAGGTGGATGCCCGGGTCCGCGTCATGCGCAACATATGCCGCCTGAATCGTATTCAGGTTTGTGCGAATGACCGATGACTCTAGCGCCGACCCCGTCGTGGGGGTAACAAAGGCGCTGATTTGATGGTTCCCTGTTTCCGTTGCCATACTACCTCCGTCCTAAGACAAAGCCGTCAATTTTCAAACCGCTAACCACGGGCTCGCTCAGCCCGTCATGCCCCAACGTGACATCGACATAGTACCCAGAGCCGGACATCTGCACCCGATAGCTCTGCGACCCGCTGACCGTATCCCACACCTCGCCAGCGGCATCCCACACGGCACCGGCGGCATCCCATGTCACGCCACCGCTGGCCGAAATGGTTTTCCGGGGATAAGTGCCAAAATTGCTCGTCCAATTGACGGTCAAGCCGGAAGAGCCCGGAAGGGTTGCCGTGACATAGCCATACCGAAAACCCTTGGCAATCGCATCGTCTCCGAAGTACAACCGCCGGAGCTGGACCGCCATAATGATGTCCGTTCCGTTATTCCCGTCTGTAACGTCGGCCCCATCGCTGTGAGAGCCGTAGTAGTCAGATGCGGTCACCAGCCCACTGGTGTCTCCACGAATGACATAGCTCTCATACGATGCTCCGGCTACACTCGGCCACATGCAAGAGGTCGTGGTGTACTCCCCAATCCATGGTCCGGACCACGCCCGCAGGACAAGGTGGTAGACGTACACCCCATACCCCGGGATAAACCACCAGACTTCTTGCGTCCGGCGGCTCAGCACACCGCGAACGTTGGCAAGCGTAGTGCTTGTCAGCGTCCGCACAAGCGGCAAAATGGGGTCCGGGGTATTCGGCGTGCCTAGGGGAGCGACCTGCCCTTCGCTGGCGGCAAATGCTCCACGGTCAGAGATGAAGTACGCGACCCCATCTCCCTCGACGATAGAGAGGGGAGCAATGGTGCCGGTTTGCGATGACACGCCTTCGGGCTGGACGGTAATGTCGTCCTGCCCGAACCCCGTGAGGCGAGAGATGCCACGGCGATGAAAGATGAGCAGGGAGGAGCCCACAGAGGCAAGCCCAATGACCTTCTCATCTCCAAACGTGCGGACCACAATCTGTCCACCGCCGTCATGTGCAAACTTCTGGCCGTCATTCAGCGCCGAATAAAAGATGGAGTCTGGAAACGCGGCGGACCCGGCGCCCCAAAGTCGTTGATTGTGAACCTTGAGAAACGTCACATCCTGCGTGTCCGGCTCGTCAGTGACTAACGCGCTGCCCGTCCAGTAATTCAACAGCCCGCCATCGGCAATGAACACTACATCTGCCCCTGCCGTGTTTTTGAAAGCCGCGAAGCTCGGCGCAACAGCGCCTGACAAGGTCCCGGATTGAGCTGCCCATGTGGCTGTGCCCGGCGTGGACAGCATGTTGATGGTGTACAGCGTGGTCCCGGCAACGGCCATTCCCTGCACATCCCCGTTGTCTTTGAACCAGCTAAACCCATTCCGTGGCTGCGCGGGCAGTGCCGCTGAGGCGAGCTTGACGCTCCCATACCGCTTGATAATGGCCCCGTAATCGGTAAGCCGGGCGTTCTGCGCCAGCCGCACCTGATTGGGTTGCAGGGCAATATCGTCCGAGACGGTATTGAGGCCTCCGGCAAAACTGGCTTGCCCGTCGCGCATCAGCCGCTCCAGTCAGCCGCAATGTCCGAATAGGACATCCGGGTCGGATTGATGGTCCGGCGGCGCGCCTCGTCAAGGAAGTCAGCCCGCTCGCTATTTGCCATCTGCAAGAACGTATTTGCCGTTGCGATGCTCTCGCCGCCCTTCATCAAGGACCGCGCTGCCGTCTCATACACCAGCAACTGCTCGCTGTTTTCCGGCCAGTCAATGGGAATGTCCCACTTGTCGGTCGCCCCGTCATCGACATAGTCTCGCAGGCTGGTGGGCTTGTAGTTGACAACGACATTGAGCGCCACCGCCCCGGTCGGAAGAATCTGGTAATTCGTTCCGGCCAGATAGTAAAACTTGCGAAGATAGGGCATGTATGCCGAGGTTGTCCCCAGCGGCACATCCTGATACCGCGTCTCGGAATACTCCACGTTTCCGTCGTTAACCGACAGAATGCGGAAGAAGTTCTTTTGGCTATTGCCAGCTCCCGTGTTAAGCGACGAGAGCGGGAAGGTCCCTGCCGTAGCCGTCGTCAGGGCGATGGACTGGAACCGATAGTATGGAGCGGCCTGCAAAAGGCGGCTCCACTCGGCGTCATAGACGTAGCTCAGCGTGTCCGCCAGCTCAGCATCCGACCAGCGGTCACTCCCCACGGCGTCCATCATACGGCGCACTTGGGTCAAAAGCTGGTTAATCGTCAGTGCAGCCACCCCATCCCCCTTACGCGATTACATGCCGCGTCCTATGGCCAGTCACGCGGTCCTCAGCCTGCCCGTACTGACTGGCATCCAAGTCCCGCAACGCATCGTTAAACTGCTGCTCCTGCACGCCTACCGCATTCCAGCGCTCCACATCAAATGCGACACGGTCCGCCGACTTCTGACTAAAGATACCCAACGCTCGCTCCAAATACGCCGGAGCCTCATCCACAGAGCAATCTACCGGCAGCCAGCCAATGATGTCAGCCGCCTGCGTCTCGCCAATTGCCCCCGACCGGACCCGCTCCCAGCGCCTGTCATCCTCTCTCCACCGGCACTTGACCGCCCAGTGCTTGGCAAAATCTGGCAAAAACTCCAGAAATAGCCGGTGGTCCAGCGCCCGAAGCCGCCGCTGAATGTCAGGCGACGGCTCGGGGTTGCCGGAAGCGTTATAAAGTATAACGCTCACTGATATTACTCAAGAACCAGAAGCTCGGTGTTGACCATAAGGTCCACCGGCTGGGTGTCAACCGTTCCGCTGGTGATGACGAACCGCAGGGTGTCACCAGTGTCAAGGGTCTTCTGAGCGTCCGTGAGGGTGGTCAGGAGGGCGACTGCCGTGCCCTCATGCGCAACCAGCGTCTCAAGGTTAACGCTCGCCGTGAGCGGCACCGCCGCATTCGCGGAGGCGTCGTACTTCTGGAGGACGCCAGTGATAGTCCCGGCATTGGACACCGGAACCGTCCCAGCGGACACAACCGCCCGGCTAATGACGCACTTCGCCGGGTGCGAACCGAAGTTGTAGATGACGCCGTTCGCCATGGTAGCGTTGCAGCGCCCGACCAGAAGCGTCGAGGCCACCCCAAACCGCCCGGGCTTTGGGCTAAAGAAATTGAAAGCCATGAGAGTCCTCCATGGGGGGTGGGGCCGAAACCCCACCCCGCACGGTCAGAGGTTAGACAACGTGAGTGTAGCGCTTCGTGTCGGTGTACCCCGTGATGCTCCCGTGCGCATTGCGCTGGAGGCACGCGAGGTTCCCGTACCACGAATAGGTCGTCTCGAAGGCATCGCGGCCCTGCAGCCAGCGCCACGGCCCGGCGCCCTCGAACTCCACATAGCCCCAATCCTTGGCGTCCACCCACGAGAGGGACGGGACATGGATGAGGTAGATGGTGCCCGCAGGAACGTACGGGTCGGTCACGCAGGCAATGCCGCAAATCTCGACTGCCTTGTAGCCGCCCTTGATGGTGGTCGCAATCTCACCAGCCGTAAACCGGCGCTGGGCGACCATCGACTCCATGAGCTTCTTCGCGATGCCCGGGGTCGTCATGAGCAGGAACTCGCCCGGACGCTTCGAGGCATCCTTGCCCGACCGCGCCGCGATAAGCTGGATAAGGTCCCAGATATCCGACTCAGTCGGCTGGTTCACATCCGGCGTGTCCGTGCCAGCGCTCATCTGGACCGCATTCCAGATAGCGTAGGTGGACGCCGAGATGCCATGGAGGTCAGCATACGACCCGCCACGGTTGGTGATGTTGATGAGACCGTTCATGGCATAGGTCGTCGAATAGGCATCAGCCGTATTCGAGGTGAGCTTGACAATCTTGTCCCCATCAGCCATCGAGGCGATAGCGGTCCCAAGGGTCAGGGTCGCGTTGTCGCCAGAGTTGGTGAGGTTCGTAATCTGCGCCCGACCACGGACGGCGTTCGTGGACCCGTTAAGGACCGCGATGCTGTCGCCGATGGTGAGGAGCAGGCCACCCTGACCAGCGCTAGCCACGCCATAGGGCGAGGTAACGACAATCTCAGTGGTGCTGGTCACGCCGCTGGTCCCGATAAGGGCCATGACGCCATCCGGCTTATTGTGGAGCGCCTGCTGCATGAGCTGGCTCGACGCCTCACGGATTTCCTCCATCGTCTTCTTGGCGATGGTCTCGAACGCGGCCTCCTTGGAGCGGGTGCCCGCAAACGCCAGCCCGTCAATCTGCCGGGTGGTGTAGGCGCGGACCACACCCAC